ATCATATCCAATATCAACTTTTTCATGTTTGAACATCTTTTTCATTTAGTATTTCATCCTGCATATAGTTAATGTTAACAATTAATCTTCTCTTTGCAGAGGTAAGATTAGTTCCAGCGTGTTTATGGTGAGAATCAAAAGAAATAAATCTATTTGCTATACTATCAATTCTTTGACCATCTTTAAAATATGTATACCCATCAGTAGTATCAATTATATAAATGCCTGTCTTACATTTTATATCAGTGTCATTATGTACAGGATATTCTATTATCTTTTTAGACCACATTGTTGCGTTTACTTTGATTCTAATTAAAATTACAGGCTTTAATTTTGTAATTAAAGGCTGTACTATTGGAAAGTGTCTACTCTTATATGGCCCTTGATGATAATACATAGGATGAAAATATTGATAATTATATAATTCTTCTTTCTCTTTAGGATGTCCAGACTTAGGAGAAAAGTGCCACTCAAAATTTCGATTTTCTAAATCTTTCTTTATACGATAATGATCTTCTTTACTTAAGAAGTTATCAATTATCTCATACACCGGTTTTGTTTTTATTTCCATAATTATACTCAAATATGTCTTTCATTGCGTCTTTTGTTAAACAATAAATTGCTTCAGGCGTGTGCTTGTAATTATATGATGCACTTGCAACTTTATATATGTCCATGTAATTACCAGAGACGTATTTCTGGCATTCTTCCATTTTTTCAAATGATGGAGTTTTAAATATATACAGAGGTCTTTCTATGTCATACATATTAGTCATTAAGAATGATACTACTAAAAAGAATTTCATTTTTATACCTTTATAGTGTTCCCTGCACCAGAACCTTTTTTCATTTGTTTTAATCTATCTTTCCAGCCATCATCTGTTTTAGATAATAAACTACCACGCATTGCTATCATTCCAGGAAACTTAAGAACTTTTATACAATTATGTTTCTTAAGATATGCATCTAACTCGTCTGACTTGCATTCGATATCGTATTCATCTCCTTCTTCAAGAGGTTTTACTGTATACTTAGGCACCTTTATATCCTTCCCACCAATCTGGAGCTGGTCTTTTCCATTCCCATTTAGCAAAATCTTTTGCATAGTGATAATAGTTTCTATAAGCTTGAACTGCATCACCAGGGACTTTACATTCCGGATAGTTATTCATAGCCTGTGCGAACTCTGTTAGCCCAATATGCGGAATCTTTTCCGGTGGAGCTGCAAGTATCTTACCAAGTTTTGTAAAAGTTACATGTTCTTTATTTCTACGATACTCAAACTCTCTAGACATAGAAACAAAATGACCATAATGCCAGTCATAATTTTGTTTACTTGCCATAGTCCATATTGTACAAGGATGATTCTTGTGAACGGCTGCATAATATAAACTATCACGAATATCACCAAAAGCATAATAAGTCTGTTCTGTTTTACCAGATCTTGACCTACGTTTTTCTGGTTTACCATCAAGAAGCCTATGCGCCGTGCTAAGCATTTGTGCAGATTCCAAAATCATCTTAGGAACATGCCTATCACATAGCATTTGAGCTGCTTTAACTGGATTTTTATCCAATACAAAAATATTCATTTATCACCTTTCAAATAATATTATTATAACATAATTTACTTCATTTGTAAATATTTATATTTTTCTTTAAGTCGAAATGTACACCTCCGGTACTTTTGTTAATTTAATTTGTTTTTCTATGAAAATTCTTCTCTTAAGAATCTTATTCATTCGATTAATCCTACCTCTCTTTTTTAGTTTTGAAGCTTGAATATTTAAATCTTTAACAATTTGTAGTACCATAGTTCTGCCTTTCTATAGAGTTAGTCTTTCAGCAGATTTGGAAAGGCCTCCTCTATTACAGGTCTTGATAGACCCTTAATTTTTTCTTTATTCATCATTGAAATAACTATCTTAGCATCCTCTGGATGTATGCCCTCTAAAACTCCTATGAATATAGATTCTCTTTTAACTGGAGACATCTTATCACCTATGCCGCCTTTAGCAAAATATCTAAATTTTTTATTTTCATTTGTTAAATTTGCTGGATGACTATGAGCTGGAGATGCTGTATATGGTGGTTCTCCTCCGGGTAAATTCCACTGTATAGTAGAATCCATAGAGCCTCTTATTATATCTTTTAAAGCCCATGTTTCGTTTTCTTTTAAAACACGAACTTTTTCGCTACGAGTGCGAGCCTTGGTTACGTCTTCAAGGACTTCAAAAACATATTGTTTCATTAAATAAACTCCTGTACACTATCAATCAAATTATTACAACGCTTAGCTACTAGATAAGGAAATACTTTACTTCTTTTGCTCCACATAGAAGCTGCGTCTTGGTCCATAAAACTATTTATAATCTGTTTTCTTAACTCTTCTGGGGTTTCAGTTAAGTCAATTAATTTTTTATTTCTACAATAATTACGATACCAAGATGCTGCATATAATAGTTCACCTTCTTCAAGGTCTTCTATTATGTTATCTATTTTCTTCTGAGTTACTGGTGTTTGTCTAAACCCTTCAACAAATACGTTATCATCTGATAATATATTTGGTACACCATCGCCTTTATCACCTTTGATGATATGAGTTTGCAAATATACTCTTGGATTCTTTTCAACTATTTCTTTCTTTAATAAAGGAGAATACTGTCTAACATAGTTATATTTTTGTAATTGTACAAAGTCTCTATCAGAAGATACAATCATTATTTTTTCTGGATTAAAATCATTATTTTGATCTGGAAATCTAGTAACTAATGTACCTATAACATCATCAGCTTCGCATCCATCAACATGGATAACTGGGTATGGAAAGTTTTCTTTTATTTCTTCCCTTACCATGTTAAGTATTCGAAATGCTTCATTCCAATCAAAAGTAGATGTACCTCTATCTTTTTTTCTACTAGCTTTATACTGTGGAAAAGCTTTCCTACGCCAATTATTTGGAGCATCAACTGCTATAACTAATTCTCCAAACTCTTTTTTATGTCTTGTACGATACATTCTTAATGAATTAAGAATCATATGTCTTATAAGAGATTCATCAAATGTTTTATTAATAATGATACTCGCTAAAGCAATACCACTATAATCAACAATAATCATATTGTGTATCTCCTGTAAACATAAACATCCCATAGTGTAGCATTTTTCATACCACCTTTAGGGTCACCAAAGTAGTTGAAACCATTAGTTGGTTTTCTACCTTTCTTTTCAACACGAAATTTTCTATCCCTTGAATTACATGCACGTACAACAGCTTTTACCATTTCATATTGTTGCATATCATTTTGATTTTGTGGATCAAATCTACCAATCCATGATGGTGATCTGTCATGTTTACCTATATGAATACCCATATTAAACTCCCTTCATAATATAATCAAATTTCATAACCATGTTTCCAGTTAGACCCCAGAACATTTCATTTTCAGTAAGAGACTTTTCAGCATCTTCCTGAGTCATATAATCGGTGTACCTATCATAAGGTTGCACAAAACCTTCTGATTTATCGATTGAACCAACATACCAGCCAGCTGCTGATGCCATAACGATTGGCTCAGATACGCCCTTAGTATCGAATTTTATATCTTTTTGATCTTTTAATACTTGCATAACAACTCCTATTTAATTATTTAATGTATACATTATATCATACTTTTAAACAAATGTAAAGGAAAAAATCACCTTTAAAGTAAAGTTTTCACTTAACTTGTTAAGTGTTTTGCATGTATTCTACATCCAATGAAGTTGTTGAAATAGTCTTCTCTAAATAAAACGTTATTATCAAATTGGAGTTTTGCTTCATGATAAGACATCTCTCCTTTTGTTTTACAAAGTTTTAAGATTTCTCGTTTGAATTTATCTTGTCCATTTTGTTCTACAAGACTGCATACCGCATTTGACGACCCGAAGTAAGTCTTCCAGTCTGATTCTGTACGCGTACGTACACGTCTCTTACGTGTTTTAGTGATGGGTAATGTTTTAGGTTTCCAGAAGTTCTTCTTTCCAATATACTTTTTGTTGGAATGAAGTTCGGTGATTTGATATACAAAGCCTTGATATTCCTCAGGTGCTATACTATATTCTTTATTATTAAAAATCCACATCTATATTATTCGCTGGATTCAATTTTTTCAACTTCTACTCTTCTACCGCAATTCGGGCAATAAGTAGGTTCTTTATATGCTGCAACAAAAGAGGTTTCATCACATTCTTCGCATTCTATTTGGTAATCTTTCAAGAATCTGCTCCTTTCTCTTTTTAGATGCAGTTGCCCATTCCGCAATTTCTTGTGTTGAACGGCCGCAACCAATACAAAAACCATTCTGTAAAGTACATATTTTTATGCAAGGTGAAACGATATTAGAAATCGATTTCACAGGCGCCGCCCGCACAGGCAGCTGCAGCGAGTGTATCAACATCGGTATATTTCTTTTCTGTTATATCTTCTTTCCAATCTATGGTTTGAAGAGTTGATTGTATCTTATTCCATTTATGTAATAAATATGCATCTTTTAAACAATGTTCTGCTTTAATATTATCTTCATTTAAGTAATTTTCTGCAAATTTTCTAAATCTTCTTACCCAGTCTCTTTTTATTGCATTTTCAGAGCTCTCTAAAGAAAGGTCTTCTCCAAAGCCTTTTGCACATGCACAAGCATCCCATAAGTTATTAAAACATTTTAATGCATCAACTACCATTCCTGAAGCAAATATTGCGGCATTACCATATGTCTTAACCATATCTTTTGCAGTTATAACTGCTGTATTTGGAGCTTGATTATAATCTTTGTCACCAGTCATTGGTAAAAACGAAATACCAGCAAAAGAATGTCTATTTTCAAATACATATCTTTCTACTTCATCCCAATCATCAACTATAATAGTATTTGATACGTTATGTCTTACACCTTTATCTGCACAAAGTTCTTCATTAGTACCGGCTTCTACCCAATACTTTTGAGCTTTCTTTACAAGTTCAAGATGCTTAACTCCTAGTAAATCATCTTTATACATTGAACCTTTTTTAGGTAAAATTGGAAATGATACTACTACATCTGTACCGCCTGCAGACCATACAGATTCTTCAACCATATATGGATTAGTTTTTATAATTGCTTGAGTTATTTCAGATTCTTTATTCATTTGTACATTTCTTATGTACATTTCAGAATGTTCGGCATGTATTCCTGAAGCAGTTTGTAATAATACTGATGCATTACCACTTGGCTTTACACACGTAGTTCTAGCTGCAGGATTAATCTTAATCACTAGTGCAACTTCTCTATTTACTTTTTTGACGATTTCTGCTCCTTTTTCAAGTATCTTTTCGTCAAATAAAATATTTGGATTATTCATCCACCCCGTAATCGAGACTCCAAGTAATGCTTCTCTATCAAATATTAATTTAGAAGTATCGGTTAAAAACTTAAAGTCTGTGTACCCTGCCTGTAGGGTACCGAGGATAGACGCTGCTCTACAGGCCTTGT